GAGCAGACGATAAAGAATTTGAAGAAGATGATGAGGAGGACGATGATTCCATCGTTAACTCCGTTTTAGATAAACTAGGTTATGACGTAGATACTAAGTACGATGATACTACAGAAGGACTAGTAGAATTAACTAAAGATATGGCTTCTCAAATGGCTAATGAGCAGATGGAAGATATTCTAACTAGGTTTCCCTTAGTAAAAGATCATCTACAATATGTACTAGCCGGAGGAGAATCCCAGAATTTCATGACTGCCCATGATCCAAATATGGATTATAATAAACTTAGTATCGCAGAAAACGATATTCAAAGTCAAAAAGCTATCCTTGGTGATTATTTATCCACTAAAGGGCATGATAAAGAATTTATAAATGAGATGTTAGAAGATTTTGAGGATACAGGTAAGCTGTATCAAAAATCTGACGCAGCTCGTAGAGCGTTAGGTAATCATCAACAGGCTCAACGCCAGGAGATGATTCACCAACAAAGAGAACAAGAGACTCAAAAGCACCAAGAGCTTACTGAGTTTTGGAATGGAGTAGCAGATATTATTGAGGAATCGAGAGAATTTGCAGGGTTACGAGTAACGGAAAAAGACAAAGGTGCTTTTTTCCAATACTTATCATCTCCAGTGAACCAAGAGGGGCACACCCAGCGTGATATTGATCACGAGGGAGCTGACATGGACACTAAGTTGGCTATAGATTATTTAATGTATAAAGGTTTCGACCTAGACGGCATTATTGACACTAAAGCAAGATCAAAAAGTGTTCGCAATCTTAAAGATAGAATCGTAGCAAACGAGTCTAGCGTTAAGAGTGCACGTAGAGCTTCCAAACGTACGAGAAATGTAGATCTTGAGGATCTAGATCTTTCGCTTTAATAATGGCAATCAACTAATAAATAGTATTGTATAAATAAATAATAATTAAGAAATGAACGGAACGAACATTACTGTGCAGAAGAATTTTTATAATGACGCACAAATGACAGACATGAATAGTCTGTCCAATGCTCTGTTGTCGAAGCCAACTGAGCTTTCACCGATCATCACTCACTTAGCTGGAAAAGACGACAAACGTTTCCCACTATCTTTCTTAACTGAAGGTGTTGGTAACACAAAGTCTATTGACCGCTTAGAGTATGAATATCGTGTAAAAACTCACTCGTTGAAAACTCGACCAGTAGCAGCTACCAATGGTGGTAGCACTTTAGGACTGGGAGGTAGTACTTTTTACCTCACTTTCCCTGATAAATGGTTTGTAGCCTCTTACGTTGTTGTAAACAGCGTAGGTGAGCAAGCAAGAATTATGGCAGAACCAGTACAAGATGGTTCTAACTGGAAGTACACACTTCAGTTAGTTAATCCATCTGCAACTGCGGCACTAACGACTGGTCAAACAGCTGGAGACCTTTGGGCTCAGATGTATGCACCTGTAGGAGTAGACTTCTCTAGAGGCAATGCTTCTAACTGGGAGACTCCAGGTAAAGTGCGTAACAAGATTGGTACTGTACGTAAGTCTTACCATATGTCTGGTAACGCTAAAGATTTCGTAGCTGAGTTTACATTACCAACGAAAGGAGGTAAGACTACTAAGCTATGGATGGACTACGAGGAGTACACACACATGCTCAACTTCAAGGAAGAGTGTGAGATGTACTACTGGTACGGCCAAAAGACTTATGATGCAAAAGGTCAAACTCAAATGAAGGATGAGAACGGACAGCCAGTGGTTGTTGGTCCTGGACTTCTAGAGCAGATCATCAATCGTGATACTTACTCAGTAATGACTGAGAATAAGTTAAAGAACATAATTGGTGACCTATTCTATGGTATGACTGATGCAGCTAAGAAGCAAGTAACTCTATACACCGGAACTGGTGGAGCTCGTGAATTTGACGAGGCTCTAAAGAATCACTTCGGTGGTACAGCTAATTCTTGGAAAGTTGGGGGAGAGAATCGATTCATAACTGGATCTGGTCGCTCACTCGGTTTAACGGGTTACTTCACATCGTATGAGCACATCGACGGACACGTAGTTAACGTGGTAAAATTACCATTGTTTGATCACGGTCCTGTTGCACAAGCTCGTGCGAAGCACCCTGTCACAGGATACTCACTCGAATCTTACCGTATGGTATTTGTTGATCAGTCTAATTACGACGGTCAGAATAACTTACAAATGATCTCTAAGAAAGGTCGTGAGATGATGAGATGGTGTGTTGCTGGTTCAGTTGTTCCAAAAGGATTCGATTCGACTTCTTCTAGAGCGTCTGATGTTGACGGTGCGTCTGTACATATGTTGAAAACTGCTGGTATCGTTCTACGACGATTTGATACTTCGCTTGACATCACTTGTACAGCATCCTAAAAAGGCATTAATTTGCGTCTATATATATTGGTTTTTAATTGGGGCTGCGGGAGGTCATTCTCCCGCAGTTTTGATTAAATAAAGCGTTATTCTTCGTAACCAATTCAAAATAAAATTCTAAAAGAACTGAAAAATGAGTAAAAAAGTTTATCTAAGGTGTAAGGAGGTCATGAACCACCTGCCTAAAGAAGTAAAAGCTGAAGCTGTATTGAAGCTCAGTAGCGTATTTGTTAACCGTCAGCCACTAAAAGGATTTAGTGCAGAAGATGAAAAGAAGTACCTGGATGGTATTTTAGATGTTAGCCCAACCCATCAGGATTGGCCTAAGCATACTAAAAATTTCTGGGCAGAACTTACAGTCCCTGTTAGCTTTGTCGGTGTTGAATTAGAAATTGGCCTTGATGGCAATAAAGATCCCTTAGTAATAATGGATTATATCAAGTACAACTTTGCACTTAAGCACCCGCATGTAGCGCTAACAAAGGAAGACATGGAATCTAATTTCACTAAGAGATTTTATATCCAAGATACCCAACGAGATGATGTTGTGCAGAACAATAAGATTCAGTTGAGTAAAGATGCAGACAGAGAGTTTATTAAAGTCTCGTCTAATACAAACAGTATGAAGCGTATTCTTCGACTTATGTCAGATGTTAATCCAGAGAGATTAAACTCTGAGCAAATCGAGAATAACTTATATGCTTTAAAGACTAAGGATCCGAAGAAGTTCCTACGAATTGCAACCGATAAGAACCTCGAGTTGAAAGCGGAAATAGGAGAAATGGTATCTGCAGGTGTATTACGTAAGATCGGTAATCAGGTTATCTTCATTGATGAAGTGGTCGGAGATACTACGGATAATGCAGTTGTATACCTAAAAGATAAAAAGAATTCTGGAAAGCTCACAGTGATGCGAGCGAAACTAAAAGAACTAGCGTTATAGAATGAATGTAACCGAAATGCATATTGCAGTCAGCCAAGGAGTGGATAAAATCAATTCACTCCAGGCTGATATGCTATTACCTGAAGAAATCGATATAGAGCTAAATAAGTCCCAGATGAGATTTATTAATACCAAGTACGGTAAAAATAACATCTATCAAAAAGGATTTGAAGAAAGCCAAAAACGTATTGATGATTTAAGGACATTGGTAGTAGAAGCAGATTTGCCGGCTGTTTATAAGGAGCAGGCTACGTCTACTATTTGGATAGATACGGTTGTACTTCCCAATGATTATATGTATTTGGTAAATCAGAGGTCTAGAGTAGTAATAAATAATTGCGAAGCGTTATGGGATAAGAATGGGATACTCTCTTCTGAGACAGAAGTTGGATTCTTTACTATAAATCCAACTACGTTTGTTTTAGGGGATAATACTACAATAGTACAGTCTATTTTCATGTACGCAGATATAACAGATTCATCTGTTGGTCAGGCGATTGTGTGGGAAAATACAGAGGGGTATCAATACCCCCAAGATATATCTTCGGTTATAACTAGTATTTTAGCTGCAGATACACCTGGCTTTAGTACATATTGGGAAAGTTATGGGATGCTTAATTTCCCAGGTGAGATTATCATCGTAGTAGATACTAGTGTACATTCATGGTTTAACTCTATAAACGGAGCTACACCTTTAACACCACTAGTAGGAGTGGATTCTATGAATAATATTATTACGAGTTCATTGCCGGATACTTCTTTTGCTGTGTTTAATGCTACACGAGTGCCTTCTGCGTACTCTGAGACTGTTATTTCACCAAATAAATTTATACAACAGGACGATATATTTACTTTATTAGAGGATCCCTTTAATACTACAAAATATAATTTGCCAATAACTACAATTCGCCAGAACTCAATAGATATTTACACAAGTGATATATTTATAATAGACTCGGTGAAATTAACCTATTTAAAAGAACCTGCTCAGATTTCATTATCTTTGCAAGTAAGCTGTGAACTACCCGACCATTCTCATTCGGAGATCGTGGACATGGCTGTGAGTAGCATTCTAGAGAGCATTGCTGATACTAGATATGCAACTCATCAAAAAGAGGTAATAAAAAATGAGTAGAGATACTCGAAAACATAAGAAAAAATGAGACAATTAATTGTCGGAACAGATGTTCTTGCCGCCAATGATGG